TTAATCCAAGAATCAATGTTGATGCCATGCTCTATGTCTGTTGGAATATCAGCGTCTTCATCTTGTTTGCGCTCAATCTTTCTCCAATCCTCATCATGGTGATACAGCCAAACGGACATTGCTTGCAAATTTGGTGCTAACTCACTTTCGCTAACTTGTAATTCGTCCTCACCTGTCAAATTTCCCTCTGAATCACGGAGCTTTCTTACCACGGTGCTTTTGGTTTTTATGCCACCAAGCGCCATTGCAAGGAATTTAGCCCTTACAGTGGCATTGATTGTCGCACGCCCACGCGCTAAGACTTCGGATATTTCGGTGTACTCACTTTTCTTTTCGCAGAATGTTTGAGGCAAAATCCCTATGGCATAAGCAATTTCCTTGTCAGTGAATCCCTTTTTGGCATACGATTCCACGAGAGAAAGAAATTCCTCGCTTGTATAATCAAACTTAGGCTTTCTTCCTCCTTTACCTTTTCTGTTTTGAGATTCACTATTATTCATAAACTTATCCGTTACTTAAAGCAAATTTCCCCGTTCCAACCCTTTTATTTCGATTAGAGAAAAACCACATACCTCTTTGCTTCATAGATGATTCAAACGCATTTATAACACGTGCAGCCCTTGGATTATTTCCATAACCCTTTTGAATTGTACGAGCCTGCGCCTCTAATCTCCGAAATTGTGCACTTAATTCATTCAAACTTTTCCTTCTGACTCAATCTTCTTCTAAATTTAATTAATCAATCCTTTCTACTTGTTCATCGAACACTTCTCCTTTTATGAACTTCATATCGGGGTCATACCCAAACCGCTCACAGAAAGCGGCTTTAGCTTCATAGGTATCAAAGGACAACACCACATAGGCATCCATGTTCTCGGCTTGCTTCTGTGCGTTTTCTTTCACCTGATGTTTGACCTCTTTCATGTGGGCAACCTTTTCGACACGTTCCAACTGCTTGGCGGCTTTATCGGCTTCTTTCTGTTCGGAAACTGGGACCATCATATCAGACAAAGCATCCGCAATAGAGTTTTCCTCTTCGGTCTGCAAAAGATAGTCGACACCAATCATATTCAAGTCTGCATCGGTCAGACCTGCATCTTTCCAGTCAATATCAGGAACAATACGGGCAAGAGCGTCAAAATCCCATGTCCCTTGTGCATTAGGGTTGTTCATTAGAATGTTTAACTCCTTTTCCTGCTGCTCGTCCACGTCTATGACATCGACACGAATGCGGTAGTCGTTATCGGGAAACTTTTGCAATTCGTCCATGACAGACAAACGCTGGTGCCCGCTGACTACGGTAAGCCCGGTACGCTTATTCACAACTATTCCACCTACCAATCCGAATTTCTTGATGCCACGTTTCAGTGTCTTACGTGATTCATCAGATAGTTTTCGGGGATTATAATCCGCAAAGTGAATGGCAGAACGATTAAGTTCCACCGATTCACTCTTTATGTATTTACTTAGTTCCATATCATCCATTAGTTAAACCCATATAAATTCTTCGAGATACTTTTCTTGCGCCATCTTGTTGTTTCCCCTCGTTATACCCAAAGGTTCGTTCAATGTATCGAATATACTTTCTTGCAATAGAGTTTACTCTGTTCAGCCTATTGCCCGTTAAAGTACGAGATAGTCTGTATCTTTGCTCTGCAATATCATCAATTGATTTTCTTCTGACTCGGCTTTCCTTCTATTACTTTTGTTGATTATGATACTCCCAAAGTACTCTTTCAGCCATCGGGAAAGTTTTGTAAATTCTCTGTAAGTCCTGTGGATAGTTCTTCTCCATCCAAAGCATACAATCAAGATTGAAGCCTACTCCCGAACTGGCTTTCAATGAATATCGAACAGGTTCGGGTAAATTGTGCTGCCTCATATAAGCAAGAATATCCTTTTGTGTCCAATCGGCCAAAGGATAAACCATACCGTTATTCTCGTAACCGTTTACCTCATACCCTTTCAACATAAGCCTACGGTTCATACCATCAGCTTTTTTCATGCCTAAGAATGTATAATAAACTCCATGAGTAAGCTGCATAGCCTTTACCACATCTGCCAACTTCAATAGCTTTACTTTTGGATTAGGTACACAATACAAGCCACCTCTAAGAATGTAGGTAAGATTCCAGTGTGGCACTTGAACAAACTCTATTTTCGGATATTTGACTTTAGTCCAGTTTATCCAACGGTTAATGTGCTCCAAATTCTTGACAAAGTACATGAACACACAAACAATCCGGTCAAACTTCGGATAGATTAAATCAAGCAGAACAAGCGAATCTTTACCAAGTGATAAAAACAGTAAAGCCTCATTCGATTTTACCCGAATGAGGTCTATATATCGGTTCGCTTGTTCTACCTTGCTCATAGCTAACCACCACTTAAACCAAATGAAGTACGAAGGTCACTATAACGCTGTCTGCGTGACCCCAACTGTGATGTACCAGCTTCACCGCCACGTCTGGCAACCAATCTACCACCAGCCCCTGCACCGTTCATATTTCTGCGAGGCCCGGCTACTCTGTTAATTCTTCTTGCGACTCTGCTTTCTAATTTTAAAAGTTAAACAAATCAATCTATATGTTTTTCTAATATCTTGCCCAAAGTATAATCCATTTGTGCAGCAAGATATTCTTCGCCTTGATGTTCGTAAACAATATCATTACCGTTTTCATCTGTGAGAATAACAGCTTCTGCTGCTTTCACTTCAACGATAATATAAGGACGTTTACCTGTATATGCACCTGTCAGAAGCTTGATTGCATCGTACTTGATAGGCTTTAATTCTATTTCACCCTCTTCAGGCAGTTCTGCATCAGCCGGATATTCTTTACCGCCACATAGGTAAGTGATATATTTCTTAGCGTTGGTTGGTCTGATTTCACGGTATTCGTGGGTTTTCTTGCCTGCCAAGATTTCATCGAAATACTTCTGTTTGATGTTTAATGTAAGAATGTTCATAATCGTGTCAAATTTAAATTAATACTCAATAGTTGCGGGGGGCTGAATCGAACAACCGACCTTCACCAAGTCAAAGTGAAAAGCTACCACTGCTACACCCCGCGATAGTACCCCAAAGGTACTACCACAATCAAAGATAACGAAATATCTTCAATCGTTATACACGACAATCGGCTTATTGTCGTGAACTAAGCCACTTGTCCCGTCTTTCTCTACACGCCTCTAAGGTAGGCGCACAACAAGCAAAGAGTTCACCACTTTCAGTACGGTAGTCGTACTGGTACATTCTTACTCTCTTACCTTTCAACCTGGTGTTGTAGGTAGTGTAATTCTCTTTACCGGGTTGACATACGCTGCAACCTCTTTCGTTTATTGAGTTCATAATCTATATTTTATTGTGTTGTCTTCAATCCAAACATCGGAAGCGTTCAGTCTTCGCATCGCACTATCATGGTAGACTTGATTCTCTTTGGACATTTTTGCAAGTTCAGTTCTAACTTTTGATAATTCACGTTCTAACCTTAATGCTTTTTGAAAATCTGATTCACCGCCACTACTCATAAAAGGTGTCATCCTCATTTCTCGCATTGCATCCAAATGGTCTATAAAATCACTTGCAACTTTCTCGATTACATCGGTTGATGCAGAAATATCATATTCTTGAAATATATCTGCCATTGCTTCTATATCTTCGTTTCTCATAATCATTCAGTTCTATAAGTTTTACCACCAAATTTTTCATCACCATATACCAATATGTGATAACTGATATAAGGCTTGTTCTCTTTATTGTTATGCTCTTTGCACTTAATTCTCGCTTCGTCGATTGTATCGCATTTACACATGGTATATTCGGGATAACCATCGAAGTATCTTACAACTCTATATTCTTTGCTCATAATCCAACATTTAATATTAGCATTCAATCTTTCTTTACTCGTATCAAAAATCACAAGCATGAGTATATCTCTTTTTCAGGCTCTCTAAGGATTTTTCTGTAACAAGATAGCCATTGCCACCAATACACTTGATAGAGCGTGTCTCTTTGAGGATAATAGGCTTATTAAAGATGATTTCATACCTGTTGCCGCAACTTGTTATCAGAAAATCAACGCTACGTTTGTATCTGTCCAGTTCAGTTTCTTTGTATTCAACTTTGGGGATAAAATTAGGGTTGGGTACAAAGTAGCCTTCTGCTACCAATAAGCCATTTGAATCATATATCTTCATAGTCAATATTTATTTATCATTCAATACAAATCTTATCCTTTTTACTGGTATCGTACCTAAATTATAAGTATCACCGAACAAAGAGCGGCCCATAAAAGAATCTATTGTTATATCATTATGACATACGGTTCTTACTTGCCCATCTGTGTACAGTATCGTATCGCCTACGCAAATTTGGCTTATATGGACACTTTCGACTTCGTATTGATATTGTTCGTTTGATACTTTCATCGTATGGTGTTTAAGCGTTAATACCGATTGCGTTTCTCAGAAAGCTGCCAGCCTGCTCTACTGACATACCCAATTTCTTTTGAATCAAGATGAGCATACAACTAACTTGTTCTTTTGTGTTCAAATAGCCTTGTGCAAACTCTGACATGATGAACTTTTCTATAGCTCTTTGTTTAATTACTGATGTTGCCATTATTGTACATCTTTAAACATTGACAACTGTTACAAACTCACATTTTGCCCAAAGAGAAAAGTCTTTACTACTCATATACTCTTTGTTTCTAGCCTCAATAGCTTTCGCTTCTTGTTCGCTTATCTCTTTACCGTTTACAAAATATCTTTTCATATCGTATATCTTTTAATTGTTATTACTTCGTTTCTGACGATGCAAAGATAGTATGTTACGTAGCAAATAATACTATTTATATAGTTAATAAATTGTAAATATATTATTTTACGTAACATATAATAATTATATAAGTATATTTGCATCATGGAAAAGGAAGATAAAAGAAGAGTTATACACGTAGAAATGAAAGCAACTGGTAAGCATAGGTACTTTGCTTCACCTGCTGCCATCTATGATGTATTTTCAAGTCAAGAACTTGGAATTGCCCGGCAGTCACTTCTTAACTACTGGCAAAAGACGGAAGAACCTTATGAAAATGCTATTTGCATTATAAGAAAGGGAGAATTAGAACGAAAAACCAAAATTAAAAAGGAAGAATAATCATGGAACAGAAATTGATAGTAACAGCAAAGTATGGCTCATTGGAGTTTGAAGAAGTTGCATACCCGTACAACCCCAATGCGCATCAAGAACAACTTGATTCTTGTATTTCCAGTATCCACCAAAAGATGAAAGAAGCAGGAAAGTATGAAATGAAAGATTCTTTTGAATATTCGGAAAAAATTAAGGAAAAGCCGGAGCACTAAACCCCGGCTCATTAATTGATTAGCCCTTTGATTCTTAACCGATTTACTATTTCGGTATAAAGATACTCTATATCCCCGCTGAAATCCCCATAGTTCTGATACAAAAACACGACATCAGCGCAGTTGTCGGAAATGGTACATTCTGATTGAACACCAAGAACCCTTGCTAATTCAGGTCGTAACCCTGCTGTCATTT